GGGAAGGAGGGAGAGGGAGGGAGGCGTCATTCTGGGCGTCAGAATTAGCGTCAGGCCTGACGTCAGAAATGACGCTCTCTGACGCTTTCTGACGCTTGCGCTCCTCATAACGTGCCTGGCGCTCGGCCGCAGACGAGCGAGGTTTCTTCTGCCCAGCCTGTTCGATGGCCTCGACAGCAATGGCGATCACCTCAGGCGTCGCGCCCGCTTCAACCAAGCGCCGGACGGTGTCGGCTATGCTCATGCCGCGCTCCTGTCAGTGATGAGGTCGATCTCGGCCCGGTACTGCTGGGGCTCGGAGCCCTCGGAGCCGTGGCGGTTCTTGGCGATGATGACGTCCATCACCGTGCGTTTCAGGGCGACCTCGGCCTCCCAGAGCATGTGTTCCTCGGTCCCAGCTTTCGGCTCGGCCTTCTGAAGGTAGTAGACCTCGCGGAAGGGGAAGAGGACGGCGTCGGCGTCCTGTTCGATGGAGCCCGACTCCCGCAGATCCGACAGCATCGGACGCTTGTCGTCGCGCTGCTCGACCGAGCGGTTCAGCTGTGACAGCAGGATGATCGCGATCTTGGCTTCGCGCGCGAGCGTCTTCAGCGCCCCGGTCATCTCGGCGATGGCGGACGCCTCGTTGCGCCCCGCCAGGGCAGGACGGCGCATCAGCTGGAGGTAGTCGATCCCGATGGCGGCCAGGTCGCCGCGGCGCTTCATGGCCCAGACGGCGCGGGAGACGTCCTCGACGGACACCCCTGCCCTGTCTCGCAGCCAAAGGTTCTTCGGGATCTGGCCCTTCACGGCATGGAGCGTTTGCAGGTCGAACGAGGTCAGCGGCGCCACCTTGGCGATGTCCGAGAAGCTGACGGGCTGCTCATGCGTGGCTGTCAGGCGTGACAGGGCCCGGTCATTCAGCTGGTCGGTGTCCATCTCCAGCGAGAAGCCGGCGAATAGCTTTGTCGGGTTCCGCAGGGCGGCGCCGTAGAGGACGTTGCCCAGCAGGGCCGTCTTGCCCATGCCGGGGCGCCCGGCCATGACGATGACCGATCCAGGCATCAGGCCGCCGAGGCGCTTGTCGATCGACGACAGGCCGGTCTGCACGCCCTTCGGTTTGCCGGTGGCGACCTCCAGCTCCAGCCGATCCATTCGGGCCAGGGCAGCGTCATGGGCGTTCACGAACAGGGCGTCTTCGGGAGCAGCGCCACGCTCGGCCGCTTCCAACTCGGCGCGGGCCTGGGCGACGGCCTGATAGCCAGTCACTTCCGGGTTGCGCGCTTGATGCATGGTTTCGGCGGCCATCTTGATCAGGCGCCGGCGCACGGCCGTATCCGCCACCAAGGCGGCATAGTCGCGGGCGCGGTTTGCCGGCGGCGCCCGGTCGACCATGTCCATCAGGTAGAACGGCCCGTCGAACTCGATAAACGCCGGGTCGTGTTCGAACTCAGTCCGAAGGATGGTCGGGTCCGCCAGCTTCCCAGCCACCACAAGCCCGTCGATGGCCGCGTAGAGCCGCTGATGGAACGGCTCGCTGAAGTCCTCAGCGGTGACCACGTCGTGCACCTGCCGGTGGACGTCGTTGTCGAACATCAGTTGGCCCAGCAGGGCTTGCTCAGCCTCCAGGTTCAGGGGGAGGGCGTTGGCCGCATCCTCGGCGTCGCGGGGATCATCCATCATGCCGCGCGCTCCGTGTCGAAAAGCGGGCCAGAACGGATGGCTTCGGCGCGGCCGACGGCGGCGTCCGCCCAGCGATTCAGTTGCGCAGACAAGGCCGGGTAGCGCTTAGCGCGCGACTTGGCCTCACGGCGCAGCATCCGGGCGTAGTTGAGTTCGAGGTCGAGGAGGTCACGCCGATTCATCGCCGCCTCCGTCGTTCGCCGCGGTCAACCGCGCGAAGGCCTGTTCAGCAGCAGCGTTTTTCACGGCCTTGGGCAGGCGGTAAATGGCGCACACGTCGGCCGCGACCGAGTTCAGCGATGTGGCGGTCTCGACGCGGCCGATCAACGGCCAACGGAATTCGGCGGCTATCTCGATCAGGTCGCCCAGCAGCGCGGCCTGCTCCTTCGGATCGGTCACGTCCTGCATGAGTGAGCGCACCGTCCGGCGCGCGGTCATGCGCAGGAACATCGCGCGAGAGGAGCGAGCCTGTTGGCTGGTCGCGTTCTCCCGGCTGCGGTCGATACGTTCGACGAGGTACTTTTCACGCTGGCTCACGCAGCCCTCCCCTGATCCCAAGGGGTGGAGTCAGAGCGTTGGGCTTGGCGACGCTCGCCGCAGCCGAAAGCTTTGGACGCCGGAAGCACCATGCCGACCGCGCGCTTTCTATGGGATGGGCAGTAGCTTTCGGTCGCCCTGGTGGCTGAGGGATCGACCGGCTGACCGCAGCACATCTGGCCGGCGCCCGAGACCTCTCCAACCGGCCATGAGCACTGGAACCGGCGACGCTCGATCAGCAAGACCGAGGTATCGTTCGCGGCTTCAGCAAAGCCCTTGATGATCCCCGCCCCCTTCTCCGTGAAGTGAGCGCGCTTCTTGGCCGCCTCGGCCGGGCTGGACGGCGCGAACCGGCCGAAACTCGACGACGGCGCAGGTTTGTCGATCTTGATGCCCCCCGTCGCCCGGTTGCGCTTGACGGGCGGAGCAGAAGGCTCGCGGCGCGACAGGCGCTCAGTCGCACCGGGCCCAGACCAACCCATCCGATGAACCTTGGCGACCACAGCCGAGCGCGAGCGGCCGGGGATGATCTTCGAGATATCCGCCGCAGATTTGCCCTCAGCCCAAAGTTTGCGGAGAGCCTCAACCTCGTGGTCCGGCCAAGGGTCACTGTTGCCATAATAGATCATGCTGCGGCCTTCAGAATGGTGGGACGGATTTCGACATCGACGCCGGAAACTTCGGCGTAGCGCTTCCGAGCGATCAGGCTGACGACCAGGGCGTCGTCCCGGAACGCGACCTTGTTGCAGCCGTCGAGAACGGCCTTCACGACGTTGTCGAGGTCGGGGAGCTTGGTCGGGGCCATTTCGCCCGCCAGCATGGCGGCGCGCTTCCTGCGGCTGCTGGAAGCGGCGGGGGTCATGCGGACGGTGACAACGACCGTCAGGGGGCAATCGAGCGGCGCCCTGTCGCCGAGAGCGCGAGACGCCGCCAGCTTGACGAGGTTCTCGTAGCTGGCGGTCTTGCTGTCGGTGAACATGCGCGCCGAGTGATGGCCGCCCACCTTAAACACGGTGGCGCGGGGCCGGCCCTTACCGCGAGGGTCGCCCGGAATGGTAAAGGCCAGCCCCGACATCAGGCGGCCTCGCTTTCGTCGGCCAGGCGCCCGTCGATCTCGCGCGCGTCGGGATGGTCGTCGTTGGCCACGTCCTCGCTGTCGATCTGGTCGTCATCGTCGGACACCGCCGCCTGGGCGTGTCGAGCAGCAAAGGCGCGCCGAACCGTGGCCTGCCCTTCCTCATGGCCTTCGCCATAGGACTGGATGCAGTCGTGCGGGCACTCCTTGGGCGCCTCGTTCGCCCAGCCCTTGCCGGCCAGACCATCGCGGAAGCCGACGTTGCGCCACTTCAACTGCTCGCGGACCGGATCGGGCGTGGCGTCGGTGCCGTACAGTTCCAACTGCGAGCCGATGGGCTGGCGCATGGCCTCGGCGAACCAGTCACGCTCGGCGTAGAACTGCTTCACCTCTTCCGGGGTCCATTCGAGCAGGCGGACCTGTTCGTCGAGGACGCCGAGCTTGATGCCCTTGGCCTTCAGGCCTTTGCGGAACGCGCTGACTTCGGCGTTCAGCTTCTTCCGCTTCTCGTTCCACTGGACCATTTCGTTTGCGGCCATGCGGATGTCGTCATGCGACGGCATGCCATTGTCCGGCTCGTTCGGAATGGCGCCGATCGTCCCTTGAACGTCGGGGTACTGGTCATTGTCAGCTTCAAGCTTCTTGGCCATCTGGCCCTCCATCAAGACCGCTCAACGGGGCGGTCAGTCCCGTTCGGTCACGCCGCTCGCTGCGGCGTAGGAGTTGCGGTCTCGATGGCCCGGCGGACGCCGCGCACCCGCTCAAGGGCCGCTTCGGCGTCACGCTCGGCCGCCGCGATGGCGTCGAGGTCGTTGTTGGATAGTCGGCCATCTGCCAGCGCCTCTCGAACGACGGCGACGACATCCATGCTCTCCTGGGCCAGATCGAAGGCCAGTTCCTTCAGGCATCCGGTGATAGGCTGGGGCTTCTGCAGCTCAGCCAGGGCGACGCTGTAAATCCCCTCCCCGCACGCCTTCTCCAGATCGGCGATGACGTCGGCAGGCATCATGCACTCGGGCCGGTTCGGATTCTGGTAGGTCGACAGAACGCCGGGGCTGACGCGACAGGCGCGCGACGCTTCCAATGTCCCGCCGTTCGCGTCGATCAGCAGTTCAGCCAGGCGCGCATGCTCCCTGTGGCTGATGGCTGGCTTGTAAGTCCTGTATCCCATTTGTTCCGGGCTCGATTTTGGGTGATCCGCTGCCGCGCTCAGGCGACGGTCGGGCTTGGTTGTTCGGGAGAAGGCGATTGAGCTTCGTCATTCGCGGCGTGCGGATGTTCAGCGGGTACGCGCGGGAAGAAGGGAGCGAGCGTCCGCTGCGTGAGGTCACGAGCCTTTGCGGCCTCACGCTCGGCGGCGAGGATTTCGCGGATCGCCTCGATCTCGGTTGGCAGCGCGCCGGTGATCGTCGCCAGCGCCTTCAGCGCATCCGTCTCGCGACCCTGGACGGCCAGTTCGTTGGCGCCGATGATCAGGCCGTAGACCGTGCCCGCGTTTACCAGGGCCTCTTGGCGACGAAACTGGAGGGCGGCCGATGACAGCATGTCACGCCGCCTCGCTGGCGGGGGCGTCGTCGTTGGCTGGCTCTGCCTGGTTCGCGACGCCTGGAAAGAAGTCATCCGGGCTGATCGAGACACCCATCTTCGGAGCGACAACCAGTATCCGGCGCATCTGCGCGTGGGTTAGGCTGTTGGTGTGCCGCTTCTCGCTGATCGTGTGGGGACGCACCCCTGCCGCTTCAGCCAGTCTCGTCTGGGTGCCAAAACGCTCGGGTGAGGTTAGATGATCGATGACATTATCGGACATGGGGCGATAATATCGGCTGATCCGATAATCGCAAGCTCCGATTTATCGGGCGCAGACCGATACCGTATCGGCCATACAAGGCTCATGGATACCATCGGTGAACGAGTTAAGGCCGCTCGCAAAGATCGCGGCATGACGCAAGGCGACCTCGGCAAGGCGCTGGGCGTGGTGCAATCCGTGATTTCGGACATCGAGAACGGCAAGCTGAAGAGTTGGCCCACCCACCGCAACGCCATCCGGCGCATCCTGGGCAAGCCGCTATCCTACTTCGAGCCCGAAGAAGCCGACCTTCCGCCCGAAACTGACGCACATGCCGACTTATCTAACGTCGTCATGCTTCCAGAATACGATGTGCGCCTTTCGGCCGGGGACGGCTTTTATGTCGGGGCCGAGACGACCAAACGAGAGTGGCCTTATCCTCGCTTCCTGGTCGTGGATCAGCTCGGCATGTCGCCAGGCAACGCCACCGTTCAGGAGGTGATTGGCGACAGCATGGAGCCAACGCTTTCCAGCGGCGATTTCGTTCTGATCGACATGAACGATTCTCGGATCGGCCTGCCGGGAATCTTCGCCGTATGGGATGGCGACGCGCTGGTTTGCAAACGAGTCGAGCGCATCCCCGGTAGTGAGCCGCGCCAGGTGCGGATCAAGTCGGACAATCCACTGCACGGCGAATATCAGGTGCCGGAGGAGCAAGTTCGGATCGTCGGTCGCATCCGCTGGATTACGCGACGCGCATGAACATTCACGGGTGAATGTCAGGCGTCACCTTCCTCGGCGTCCTCGGCCTCGAAGTCAGCAAACACCAGCTTCATTTCGACCTTCACCTCGTCCATTGTCTGTTGGACCCAAGCGTGAAGGGAACGGACGGTCTTCTCGGCTGACACTGCGTCTGGAGAGAAGAGGCGCTCCATGACGTCGGTCAGGGTTTGGTTCCTACCCATTAGTAGGCCTGCCCGATAGATGGGGTCGTCTGAAGGGTCGATGTCGTCGTCTTCGTCCATGGGCGGCAGACTATCACCGGCTGCAAGGTTTGGAACGGGCAAGGGCCCTGCCCGCCTTCTCATTCGAACTTCCGCAAGCGCAGCAGCAGGAACGGGATCGGCGCCCGCGGCTTGGTTAAGGGCAACCCCAAGAGGAGTTTCCCATGACCGACGTTCCGCCGAACGACCCGAACTCTCGCAGCCCTGCCGATAAAGACAGCCTGCAGGAGCAGGCTAGGCGCGAGACCGAGGACGCCGAACGCCGGGAACAAGAGCCCGATCCCAGCGTCACCACGCCTCAGCCTGACGAAAACCCCCGACCAGCGCCGAAAGCTGGAGGAGGAAGCGGCAAAAGCGCCACCGGCGACGCCGCCGATCGCTAACCCAGACTGAGCGATCAGCAAATCAATTGGAAACGGCGGCCCCGGTTGGAGCCGCCGTTCTCCAAATCCATCACCGCTCGCACCCAACCCCATCACCGTCACGGTCTAGGTGCGGACCATAGCCTGGCTGGCCGCGACGTACAGGTGCCCTGCCCGCCGCTCTAGCCTCAGAGCAGTTGCGGAAAGCCGCACCAGAACTTGGGCCAGAACCAATGAGCCCTCGGGCTTGGTTGGGTGAAGCGGAACGCGAGGGACCGCCGCTACTGCCGCGATGGCAGTGATAGCCGCCGTTCTTTCGGTCGTTGTGGCAGCCTTCGGAATTCAGACCGCCTGGGTGGGCCGCAGTTGTGGCTGGCGCGAACATCAGAAGCGCTGCAACACCTAGAGGGACGATCTTCATTGCCTACTCCAAGTAGAAGACGGCGGCCCCTACGGAGCCGCCGTTTTACTCTCTTGTCGATGCAGCCTATCGCGCGCCGCTGATGCGCTTGAAGCCGGGATCTTGGATGGCCTTGGCGATCAGGTCATTCACAGCCGGGCCAAACGCTGCCGCTGCGTTGTTGCAGGCAGAAACCGCGGAGAAGCTCGAAGAGAACGGGTAGGTGTTGGAAACCTGATAGCCGGCCGGATCGAGGTTCGAAGACAACGTCATCGTCAGGGACCAACTGCCCGTGCCAAAGCTGTTTAGATCGAGGGCGTCCAGTCGGCCCATGACGACAGCACCTTGAGAGGCGTCCAGAACGCCCGCCTGGAATAGCTCGGCTTGGAAGGCGTCGCGGATATAGGTCTCAACCGTCTTGCCCGGCGCCACATCCACTGGCCCCATCATCCGGCAAGCCGGCGTGGTGTTGATAGCCTGATCGCGCGTGAATGCGCCAAGCTGAACCTTTGTGTTGCTGGGCTTCAGCGCAGCCTGGAACGCCATCACATTCTGGGTCGACGGCTGATAGGGATAGCTGGTGGTGGTTTCACACGCAGCCAGCGAGAGAGCGACGCCAGCCATGGCGAGCAGCTTGATCTTCATTTTTGGGATGCCCCGAAGTTAATCCGCCCAAGCCCCCTGCCTCGGCGCATAACTTCGTAATATCACGTCGTTCTCAGCAGTCTAGATAACGCAGGTTGTTAGCAGGCGTTTTCCACCATGAGCACGGGTGCACGGCTAGCACGGCACGGGGCCCCCAAATACGATTATCGGATCGTGTCCGATAATATCGCGAAATCCGATTGACTAATATCGGATTGACCGATAACTTCTCTCCATCAACCGGAGAGACCTCATGTCCATCCAATCCACGAACGACCGCCTCCAAGCGCCTGCGCTGGCGGCGAACGACGACGCGCCGAAGCTGAACAAGCGCCAGCTCGCGAAGGCTGACACCCGAGCGAAGGTCATCGCTGCCGCACAAGCCCTATGGGCTGAGCCGGGCACCTATGAATTCTGGGGCATCCGGGACATCGCCGCACACATCGGCATGTCTACCGGCGCCGTCTTTGCCAACTTCGCCAGCAAGGCCGACCTGTGGCGCGAAGCCATGGGTTACGAGCCGCCCGTGGACTGCGAGGCCGTCCGCGCCGCCCTGAAGGCGCAGGCCGCACAAGCACGGTGGGCTGCGTGATGGGCTTCGCGACCTTCACCCCAGGCGAAGCAGTCCTGATCCCCGGGCGCGTCGTGCGTCCTGTCGGGCCCCGCTTTGGTGACTGCGGCTGCGCCGTCATCGAAACCGGCTGGGGCCGCTACGCCCTCGACTTTCGCGGCGACGCCATCACCCACGGCTTAGCGCGCGGCGTCATCCTTGCCCCGTCGAACAGCGGCGCGGGCAAGTGGGACGTGCAGGTCGAGAACGGCCTCGCGGGCGTCGTCATCACCGTTCCCGGCGACATGCTCGCCTCGGCACTCGAGCCTCTGAGGAGCGCTGCGTGATGACCATCACCGACACCATCCCCCAACAGGTCGCAGCCATGCAGATGGCCTACGACGTTTGCGCCCTCGGTCAGTCTTTGGCCAATGCCCACACCGACCGGACCGGCATCTATGCCGACAGCGCGCGGCTAGAACTCGCCAAAATCAAAGCAGCCGTCGCGGGCATCGAGGCTGCCCTGTCCAAACTCCCGACCGATGAACGGAGGGCCGCCTGATGCGCCCGATCTCCGAAGTCATGCCCGGCGTCGTCGCTGGGATCGCCAAGGCCGGGAATGTGAACCTCGCCTTGGTCCCGCCGAGCCGCCAGCCGCTGTTCGTGGTCGAAGGCCCGAAGATTCTGGACCGCCGCACCCGGCGCCGGATGACGGTCGATCAGGCCGCGCAGGAAATGCTGCGCCTGGCTGGCGAACTGGCTACGGCCGAAGACCCCGGCCTGCTGATCCCGGTCGTCAATGCACTGGCTTGGGCGATCCGGGACGCGCGGGAGGCGGAGAACGATCCCC